CAAATAATTTGCCTTATGCAGCAGTGGTAGAATTTGGCGGTTATCCAAACCCACCAAAAAATCCAACTGGAAAAACTATTAATGGTTATTCTAGGCAAGCACCAAAAGGCATGGTTAGAATTAATGTAAAACAGGCAGCACAAATACTAGACACTAAAATGACAGTGCGTAGACGATAATGGCAACATATTTTAACGACATAGAAGCCGCATTGATGTCACGATTAAATACGTTGGCTGATTCACCGCCTGTCGCATGGCCTAATGTAGAATACAAGCCATCAGCAAGCACTGCTTATTTGCGAGCCAATTTTCTGCCTTCTGATACGTTGCAAGTATCATTAGGCGCAAACGGAAAAGATGAAACTATTGGAATCTTTCAAGTTGATGCGGTCATTCCTGCTGGCAGTGGTCGTACAACTTTACCTGACAGCATTGCTGACCATTTTAGCCGCGGCTCAACTGTCAGTTATAATGGGGTGAATGTGCGGATACGCTCTGTTTCCGTTGGGCCAGCTATTTCGGAAGGGGCTTGGTACTTTGTGCCAGTTTCCATAAACTTTCAAACCTATACAGAGGCTAGATAATCATGGCTATTGCAAACGGCGCACAACACAGTCTGCATTTCGTTGCAGAAGCAACTTATGGCACTACTCCATCAACTCCTACATGGACTCCGCTGCCGCATACCGGAACCAATTTGGCATTGACTAAAGATGCTATTGAATCCGAAAAATTGCGTGGAGATCGTCAAGTAGAAGATTATCGTCATGGCAATAAAACTATTGGCGGTGATGTATCTGCTGAACTTGAATACGCCGCATTTGATGATGTTCTGCAAGCTGTAGTTTGCGGCACTTGGTCTGCGGATGTTCTGAAATCTGGAACTACTAGACGTTCATTCACAATCGAGCGCAAATTTGCTGATTTAGGAACTCCTGAATATCATCGTTATACGGGATGTGAATTTAATACATTAACTTTATCTGTAAGCCCAAATAGTATGGTAGGCGTTACGTTCGGTGTTGTTGGCAAGGATTTGACTCTTGCGACAACACAAGTCGCATCTAGCACTTATTCTGCTGATGCTGGTAACAGCCCATTTGATTCGTTTACCGGGTCAATTACTGAGGGCGGTTCATCTATTGCTACTGTGACTGCATTGGAAATGACTCTAGAAAATGGTCTTGAGCCATTGTTCAGCGTAGGTAGTCAGACCACTAATCGCCCATCAATTGGTAAAAGCCGTGTGACTGGTACATTGACAACTTATTTTGATAGTAAAACGCTATATGAAAAGTTCATCAATGAAACCAGTTCGTCTATTGCTCTTAACCTCACTGATGTTGATGGCAATAGTTACGATATTGAAATGTCTAATGTGAAATATAACTCTGGTCAACCTGACGTATCTGGCGAAGGTTCTGTCACTGTTTCAATGGAGTTTGTTGCATTGTATGACAGTGGAGATGCTAGCCAAATCGTCATTACGAGAACTGCTGCTTAATGGATATTAATAGTCTATCGACTGCTATAGACCACGAAGAAGGGGCAGAGGTTAATATACTCTGCCCTGTTACTAATAAACCAACTGATGTTTTCATCAAGGTAAAGGGGCCAGATAGTAAAGATTGGCGCAAGCAAAAGAAAAAACAAACTCATCAAATTATTCAGGCAAGAGCAAATGATAAATTTGATGATTTGGATTTTGAGCAAATGGATATTGCTGCCTTGATGGAAATAACTATTGATTGGCGTGGTATCAAAAAAGATGGTAAAGAATTTAAATGCACAAAAGAGAATATGAAATATCTATATGAAAACTCGCCTCGTATTGTCGAGCAATTATTAACATTCGTATTCAATGTTGAAAATTTTACCAACGGCTGATTGATGAATTTGTAGATTACGGACGGTGGTGCTTCTGGATAAATGAAATCCCAGAAGGTTCAAAGATCAGCCGATTGCAAACATTTAGGCAAGTTGAAAAAAGCAGAGGTTCGCCGCCACCTGAACTTCTAAATGGGCCAAAGCTCAATGATTTGCATGATAATGTCTGGACGGCTTATACATCGTTATCAAGCTATAGCTGGACAGAATTAAAAAGCTACATTGAGCTAACGGGCATTGACTTAGCACATTGGGAAGCAAGTGCAGTAATGGAACTTGCAAAGTATCGCGAGGCAAAACCTAAATGGCCGAAGTAGCAACCCTTCAATTTAAGGCCGATACAAGCGACCTTGAAAGAGCTGAAAAAACTCTTGATAGATTAAGTAATACAGGAGCTAAAACTAGCTCATCTGTTAATCAACTTGATCGCGCATTAGAAAAATTGCAATCTGATGCAGCTCGTTCTGCTGCAACTGTTGGCATGACTAAGGACGAGATTAAATTATTTGATCTCGCTACCAAAGGCGCGACAAAATCTCAGCTTGAAAGTGCTTCTGCTACGCTGCGACAAACTGAAAATCTTCGCGCATTATCTACTACTACAAATTTAGCAAAAACAGCCGCCAATGATGCAACTGGTGGCATGAATAGATTTCGTCATACTGCCGGGCAACTTGGTTATCAAGTGCAAGACGTTGCAGTACAGCTTCAAATGGGAACTAATGCTTTTCGCGTTCTAGGCCAACAAGGTTCCCAGATTGCTTCTGCATTTGGCCCAACTGGTGCTATTTACGGTGCAATTATTGCTGTTGGTTCTGCTTTGATTAGCGCATTAATTCCGTCTTTGATGAATAGCAAAGATGCTATGAAAGAGATGGATGAAGCATCAGAAAAGCTCAATGATGTATTGGATAAAAAATTGGGTGGCACTATCAATGTGTTATCCGATGATTTTATTGAATTAGCTAAATATCAAAGAGAAGCGGCTCAGATTCAATTATTTGCAGCTCAAATCGCAGCGGCAGAAGCATTAAGAGCTTCATTAGCAAACATCAACGATCAAAGTGATGCTATTCAACAAAGCTGGTTTGGTTATTTATTCCAAACTGGTGGCGGTTTGGATGCAATCATTAAAAATACAGGTTTGACTGGCGATCAGATTAGAGATTTGCGGTCGCAGATTGATGGATTGGAAGCTGGCGGTGTCCCGGCTGTTGAGAAATTACGGGATACTATTATTGATTTATCTGGCAGTAGCGCAAATTTAACTGATGAAGGCAGAAAAATTGTTGCTGAAATAGGTAATGCGGCAAATGCTTATATCAATGCCAGCAATACCGCTGATGATTTAAAAGGTTCATTAGATGAATTAGTTGCTAGTTCACAAGCATTTAATGAAGAACAAACAAAAACTACAGAACGAGCTAAAGAGGTTGAATCTGCTTTAAAGGCACAAGCAAATGCACAAGAACGCATCAATCAGCAAGCCATGTCTATTGCTGCATCTTTGCAATCTGAAGAACAGCAAATTCGTGAGTCCTATGCAAGACAACGGCAAATAGTTGCTGAAAATACTGCTATTACTGGCTTTGCTCGCCAAGAATTAATGAAATCATTGAATGAGGCTGAATTAAAGGCACTTGCTGAATATCAAACCAAACAACAAGAGCAACAAGATCGCGCAAACGAACAATGGCTACGAGGCGTTATTCAAACAGCAAGACGTGGATATGACGAACGGCGTAATATCGAAGCTCAAGAGATAGCAGCTAGGGCGCAGCAAACTAATCAATTATTAGCTTTTGAGGATTTGTTGCTTAAAAACAAATCTGAAACGACTAAAGCCAGTGCTGCTATAGCCATCAATCTGCTTAATGCCGAACGCCGAGATAATGCTCGAAAAATCGTAAGCGATTCTTATGCAGCCGCCATGTCTGCTTACAAGTCGCTTGCTGGCATACCGATTATAGGCCCTGCATTGGGCGCAGCAGCCGCGGCCACTGTACTTGGTGCAGGTGTAAGCTATGCTGCCAAATCGCTCTCAGGACGCGCTCTAGGCGGTCAGGTAAGGGCTGGCGAATCTTATGTGGTTGGTGAGCGTGGCCCAGAAATCTTAACTATGGGTTCGTCTGGGCGTATTTCGCCAAACGAAACAATTAAAACGCCAACTCCAGTAGTCAATAAAAATGCCAATGTGACATTCCAGATCGTAGCAAATGATACAATGGGTTTTGATCGCCTATTGCACTCAAGGCGAGGGGCCATCATTAGCATTATCAATGATGCGTTGAACGATCAAGGGAGGCCAGCAATAGCATGAGCGGGACATATCCATCTACTCCTGAATTTTCTGCTGTCAATGTGGAAAGCAAACATGCCAATCTGGTCAGCGAAACAATTAGTGGGCGCAGACAAGTTCGCGCACTAGGCTCTCAGCGTTGGTCATTTACTGCTAGGTATAATCAAATGACCCGTGCTGATTTTATGCCTGTATATGCCTTTGTAATGGCTCAACAAGGCCAGCTTGGTACATTCACTATTGTGCCGCCAGTTATATCGGATGCTCAGGGCAATATATCAGGGAGTATGTTAGCTAATGGCGCACATTCTATTGGTGATAATAGTATTGATGTTGATGGTTTTACTGGAACTATCAAGGCTGGTGACTTTGTTAAGTTTGCCGGGCATACAAAAGTCTACATGGTAACAAGCGATTTAACTGGAGCTGGAACATTAAACATTGAGCCAGCTTTGTATTCTGCTGTATCAGATAATGAATTGGTTGACTATGATGACGTGACTTTTACTATGCGTCTTAATAACGATATTCAGCAATATGGCTTATCTCAATACGACTCATATACTTATGAAGTTGATATGGTAGAGGTATTGTAATGCCTCGTAGCGTTCATGCAGATGTTATAACTGCTCTGCAATCAGACAATATAAGAATGGCAAATATAATCTCATTATATTTTTCATCTACTTTATATATTACTGATTACGGCATAAACATTTCCTATGGCGGTGCTACTTATGAGGCCATCAATGGGTTGCTTGGTATTTCAGAGCCTTCTGAAAGCAAAGATTTAAAAGTTAATTCAGTTAATTTAACTTTATCCGGCGTAGACCAATCTTTTATTTCTATTTTCCTAAATCAGAATTGGATAAATCGCCGAGTAATTATTCGCCGTGTTGTATTAAATTCATCTAATGCCGTGATTGGAACTCCAATATCATTGTTTGACGGACAAATATCACAATTCCAGATTGATGAATCTGTTGATACATCAGAAGTAACTATGAGCATTGCATCACAATGGGCTGACTTTGAACGTAAAGCAGGAAGATTAACTAATAATAATTCTCAACAATATTTTTTTTCTGGCGATAAAGGATTTGAATTTGCTGCAAACACTGTAGCCGACATTAAGTGGGGCAGATTGTGAGCTTTCTATCCAATTTATGGAAAATAGTAACAAAGCCGATTCGTAAAGTTATCGGCACTGTTGTTTCGTGGCTAACAGGGATAGAAGAACCAGATGTTAATGATTATCAATCTGGCGTTCTGCTCAATAAGCAATCAAACGTAGAACCATTGCCGGTTATTTATGGCGAGCGAAAAATTGGTGGAGTTCGCGTTTTTGTATCAACAAGTGGCTCAAATAATACTTACTTATATGTCATTTTGGCATTATGTGAAGGGCCTGTTTATGCTATCGACAATGTATACATTAACGATGTCTTGTCTACTGATTCTAGGTTCAGTGGTAAGGTTTCTATTACAAAGTATCTCGGCGGTGATGACCAAACTGCTGACTCTACTTTTATTGCTGCTAACATTGGCTGGACTAGCGACCATCGGCTCCGTGGTGTTGCTTATTTGGCTATGCGATTCACTTATGACCAAGATGTATTCGGCAGCGGGATTCCAACAGTAACGGCAATAGTTCGTGGACGCACAGTTTATGATCCTCGTTCTGATACAACAGGATATAGCGATAACCCTGCTTTGTGTTTGCGAGATTATCTTACTAATACAAGATATGGTAAGGGATTAGACACTAGCACAATCGATGATACTTCTTTTGGTGATGCTGCTGACAAATGTGAGGAATTGGTTAGTAAATATACTGGCGCATCTGGCACAGAGCCAATTTTTACTTGTAATGCAGTTTTAAACACTGCCAATAACTTATTTGAAAATACCAAAGTATTGCTTAGTGGTATGCGCGGCATTATGCCGTATTCAAATGGTACTTATGGCCTAATAATTGAAGATGATTATGCCGATTCTTTTGATTTTAATATCGACAATATAATTGGCGGTATATCAATTACCTCAACTGGTAAATCAAACAAATATAATCGCGTTACCGCAAAATTTACAAATCCTAATGCTAATTGGCAACTTGATACAATTACATGGCCCGAAGCAGATTCAGCAGATTATTCAACATTCTTATCAGAAGATAATGATATTGAATTAACTACAGAAATTAATTTGCCAACAATTACAGATATATATGCTGCTCGTGATATTGCTAGGGTAGTCTGTCTCACTTCTCGTTTGGCTAATTTAGCTGTGACATTTACAGCCACAAGCGAAGCATTGAATTGCAGCGTTGGTGATATTGTAACTCTTACTCACGCAACACCCGGCTGGACTGATAAAGAATTTTCTGTTATTTCTTTGCAATTATTGGATACTGGTGAAGTATCTGTAGTTCTGCAAGAGCATGATGCAACTATATATCCGTGGGTAACGGAAGCAGAAGCATCTCCTGTTCAACAATCTACTTTGCCTAATCCTTTTTATGTCGCTCCACCGACAAATTTAACTGCCACAGAAACAACTACGATAGCAAATGATGGCACGTTATTGCCTTCTTTGCGTTTAAATTGGACTGCATCTGCTGATAGCTTTGTTACCAGATATGAAATTCAATGGCTTGGTAGTGCAGTAGAAGATTATGGTGCTATCTCTGAATCTTATGATGAAAATGAGGAATGGGGATTAATTACTGAAGCAGTATCTAATGTTGAAGATTATGAACTTATTACTTCATCTATTCCGTCTGATAATCCGTATTATTCATCGGCATTTGTTACGACAACGCAATACACCATTCCGGGTATAGTTCCAGATCAAGTTTATAATATCAAAGTCAGAGGCATTAACGAATTCAATGTCCGTTCTGCATGGGTAAGTATTACTGGCATTGCTGTTGGCGATACTACGGCTCCCGGCTTGCCAACTTCATTGACTGCTGCTGGTGGATTAAAAGAAATCACTATTAGCTGGGTAAGACCAATAGATAATGATTTCCATTATGTTGAAATCTATGAGAACACAACTAATAATTTTAATACGGCTAGTAAAATTGCAGTATCAACCAATGACCATTATATAAGAACTGGTCTTGGCTATGATGTGACTCGATACTATTGGTTGAAATCAGTCGATTACTCAGAAAACGTATCAACTAATACCTCGTCAGTTAATGCCACTACATTATTTGTAGACACTGATGCTTTCAGCGAATCAGTTAATGATCTATTTGTTGAAGCTGGAGCCTATGGTATTCAGCCTGTAGATTCATTACCGGCATCTGGCGATTTTGATGGTCAAATAGTTTTCTTAAAATCAGATCAAACTCTGTATGTTTGGATAGCTGCAACATCAGAATGGTCTGAGGATATTTATACTTCCCCAGTAGTAGCTGGAGGTTCTGTTACCGCTGCATCATTTGCTTCTGGAATTGAGCCAGTTTCTATTGTTTCTAGTTTGCCATCTCCATCTGGTTATACTGGCCCAAACATTGTATTTCTAACTACAGATTTAAAACTGTATAGATACGATGCTGGTACTTCTGCATGGACAAGTGTTGTTGATACTGGTGATTTGGACGGCGAATTATCTGCTAGTGTATTTCCAACAACATTACGCCCAATAGAATATGTTTCTACTTTACCATCTACAGGCAACTTTGAAGGTCGAGTCGCCTATTTAAGCACTGATGACAAATTATATCGTTATACTGGAACTGCTTGGACAACGGCTGTTTCAACTGTTGACCTTACTGGACAAATAACTTCTGGACAAATAGCCGATACAGCGATTACAGAAGTTAAGATTGCAAATGCTGCTATAACAAACGCTAAAATTGCTGTTGATGCTGTTCAAGGTGATGTTATTGCTACAGGGGCAATTACTGAAACCAAAATCACTGATTCTGCTATTACATCAGCAAAAATTAGTGCTGGTGCAGTTATAGCTGGTAAGATTGCGACAAATGCTATTACTGCAACAAACATTCAATCATCTGCTATTACTACAGATAAACTTGCGGCTAGTGCTGTTACATCAGACAAAATAACCAGTGGCGCAATCACTACTGCTAAATTAGATGCAGGAGCAGTAACGAGTGACAAAATAACAGCGTTAGCAGTTACATCTGAAAAGATTAATTCTGGTGCAATCACTACTGCCAAATTAGATGCTGGTGCTGTTACTACAGATAAAATTACTGCCGGGGCTATTAGCGCAAGTCTTATCGCTACTGGCGCAATTTCAACAGATAAGTTAGAAGCCAATGCAGTTACAGCGGCTAAAATTGCAGCTTCAACTATTACTGCGAATGAATTAGCAGCAAATTCTGTCACGTCAGATCAGTTAGCAGCCAATTCTATTATTGCTGGAAAAATTGCTGCTGGCGCAATTTCTACTGATGCGCTAGGTGCCAATGTCGTAACAACAGCTAAATTAGCTGCAAATTCAGTTACAGCAGGAATCATTGCTGCTAGTGGTGTTATTACTAATTCAGCACAAATTGATGATGGTTTGATTACTAATGCAAAGATTGTTAATGGTGCAATCACTAATGCAAAAATCGAAAATGGTGCAATCACTAATGCAAAAATAAGCGATGCTGCTATCACTTATGCCAAAATTGGTACTGGTGAAGTTGATACATTAACTATTGCCGGAAATGCTGTAACTGTACCAACAGGAGTTTCTAGTTCTGGCGGAATAAGTATTGGTTACACTACTTCTGAAACATTGTCTTTTTGGACTGCTATTGATGGCGGCGGTGTTTATGTAAATTACGGTTCTAACTATCCAGCTTATGTATCTGTTGTTTTGACAATCAATTTTGTTGCTGTCTCGGCAGGTGGCAATAATCAAATAGACTTAGAATTAACTGCAAACGGCGTTAGATTTGGTCGGGTTGGCGCAAGTTTAACTAGCGGCTTCTCTACAACTATTACTACTGGTGGGCTTATTTCTGGTGCATCAAGTTTAACAATTAGAGCTTATGCGAGAAGATATTATTCAACTACAACATATAATACCGGAAACGGAACATTTATTATGTTGGGTGTTAAGCGATGAGATACTTTGCAATATATAATCCAGATGGTTCTATTGAAAGGGTTTATTTTGGCCTTTTGGAATCGTTGGATATAGAAAACTATATAGAATCTGGCGAACCAATAAATCCAGAATATCAGTATGTTGATGTAAATGATTTAGTAATAAAAAACAAAGAAAACTTTAATTTTAATTACGATAATTTAGGAGAAATAAATACTCCTATATATTTTTATGATTTGCCAGAAAATACAAAGATACATTGGCCCGATGGCAGTACAAGTATTGAATCTGGTGATGTGAGTTTTGAGGTTAATGCAACTGGCGAATATTGGTTTATGTTTTATAATCCACAAAAAATAACGCAGCGGGTAATTATCAATGTCGCATAAAGTTATGATATTTGATGTTTCTGCTGCTAGAAAGTCTGAATATGAAAAGATGGAAGTATCAGGCGAATCGCAACAAGCTATTTGGGATGTTATCCAGACATTGCAGGATAATGGTATTGATATTGGCGAAAAGGCCGCAACAATTTTGACTTTGAGAAATCAAATCAAACAACGAAATTTGTAGGTGAGCTATGACTAAAGCTGTCCAACGCAGACGAGGCACAAATTCAGAGCATTCCAGCTTCACTGGTTTAGTTGGTGAGCTGACTATTAACACCACGAATTATTCTGCTCATATTCACGACGGAAGCACTGCTGGCGGCTATGAATTAGCTCGAGCAGATGGTTCAAATGTAAGCAATTTTGCAGTAGGCGGTAATCTCAATGTTACTGGCGATGTAACTATTGGCGGCAATATCACATTAGGTGATGCTGATACTGACTCAATCAATATTACTGCTGATTTGACATCTAATCTTATTCCCAATGCTAATAATACTTATGACTTAGGCAGTTCTTCAAAGAAATGGCGCAATCTCTACATTGATGGTACTGCCAACATTGATTCTCTTGTAGCTACTACCGCTGATATTAATGGTGGTTCTATTGACGGTACTACCATTGGTTCTACTACTGCATCTACAGGTAATTTCTCTACTCTGTCTATTGGCGGTACTGCTATTACAGCTACAGCCGCAGAACTAAATGTTCTTGATGGTATTACTTCTACTACCGCAGAGCTTAATTACACAGATGGTGTTACGTCTAACATCCAGACTCAATTAGATGCCAAAGCCCCACTAGCCTCCCCAACCTTCACAGGCACAGTGACGGCTGATGGGCTGACTGTTGATGCAGCAGCGCCAATTATTGAGATTGCGGCAGCTAATAACCAAAAAGGTAGATTAGAGTTTTCAGAGTCAGGTTCAACGATTTACTCCATTGAAATGAATGGAACAAGTGGCATAAACCAAGATTTTACCGTTTAT